ATGGACGCTAAGCAATACATTGAAACTTTTTCTGACCCGAGTGTGCGGTCCTGGCGTGTATCTGCGACCACGTTCACCACTCCGAACGGTGGAGAAATCCTGCTGAATGATGGTGACATCGACTTCTGCCGCACTTATGACTTGCAAAATGCCAGCTCCAGAATGTGGCTGCTGAGCCTCGGGTTTATAGCGCACATTGAGGATGAGGCCATCATCATCAAGGTGTTAGAGAAGTTTATACGCGAGTCGTCTGTCGGTGCTCTTTCCCAGATCATGGCCAAGTTCAGCAGCATGGATCATTGCGCTGCTGTACGTGTCCGTACTATGTGCACCCTGTTCATGAGTACCACTGACGAGCGAATTCGCGAGTTGGCCCAACAGATTGCGATAAGAGCCTGTGATTGGGCAGTTCAGCCAGAGAGCCTAGTCAGGAACAATCACGGCATGATGCTGGCCATAGCACTGCTGCACGCCAGCCATGTGTTTAAATTACCGCTACGCAATGAATACGAGGCCGTCGCCTTCGATTTCTTAGGGGGACTTTTCAGTGAGGTTTTCAGCGACAACTTCTTTTGTAACGAGAACACCATCGGCTATCACGACTTCTACGTTAAGTCGATCGATGGACTGAACAAGTACTTGCTAGCATCCGGCCAACGTGGCACGAACTCGATCGACCTGTTCGCGCTGCACCGTGGAGCCGAAGAAGCTCTGCACAAGTTGGTGTGGCCGGACGGCTCTATCCCACCAATCGGTGAATCCGGTCTGTATCTTACGAAAAAAAAATCTATTTCTGGGAACCATTATTTCCAGAAGAGTGGACTTGCTGTGGTCAAGCGGGATGACATGTATCTGTCATTTATTTGTGGCTCGTCGTCTGAAACACACAAGCAGATGGACGATAGTTCTATCACGCTGCAGGTCGATGGAGTTGATTTTTTCATCGATAGTGGGCTCTACAACTATGACGTCTCGGATCCGTATCGCCGTCTGTGCAATTCGCAGCGTGCGCATTCTGGCGCGTTCTTCACCAAGCATGACCAGCTAACCCGCAGGGAGTTCATGGAGGCCAATCCAGACTACATAGCCTCAATGCACGCTGAGGAAAATTCCCTTGTAGGCTTTAAGAGTGTTGGTGGTGAGACAATCACCCGTAGAATTTCGCTGCCAGCCAACGGCAAGTTCACCATCTTGGACTCCCTTAACGTTGACGCTTCTGGTTTCGTGCAGCGCTTCATCGTGCCGGCATCTGCCACAATCCGCATAAGCGGAGCTCGCATCTCTATCGAGAACAATGGGCGAATGGTGACTCTATCACTCAACTATGATTGGAGCGCCACGGTTAGTAAGGGTATGAGCGATGTGAGCAGTGGCTGGGTATCCCACGCTCTGAATAAGATCGAGCATGCGCAATGCCTTGAGATCATGCCTGTACCTGGCAGGCGAGACATGGAGATCCTAGTGGTACTCGGCGAGGCATAAGGATTTCAGAGTTAGATCGAATTTTGATGCATGGTCTAGGGACGGTCTTCTCATGATGGCAGTCCTTAGGCCTTTTCAAAATTTCAGTTATCAGATCAGTCCTCGCTACAGCTAACCAGTTGAAACTACAAGCTTTCCGGCTAGTCCAAAGCAACCGCGCAGATCCTTCCAAATCATTCAAATTCGCACGAAAAGTATAGCTAATTCAATAAATTCAAAGAGTTATGCTTTCATTGTTGCTATCCAACGCCCCACTTAACTGTAAAACCCTGCAATTTATTTCGATCCTTTCAGATCCTCAATGGGCCGCAGATCCTTTATCTGGTGCGGTCTGGGCCTATGGTTTTGCGGTAATCCACTTTTGCAAAAGTTTTTATTGATGAGGCGCGCAGGCGGGAGCGGAAGAGCGCGGTTTCCGTGGCGCAGACGCGGCGGTGGGCATCGCTGCCATGTGCTCGGAGGCTGTGTGCGTGCTCAGGCTTCACGTATGATGCAGCCCTGCCCGATGGTGCCTCTTCATGCGGCGCCATTCCCTGGCCATGCTCAGGCGCTGTCAGGCAGATAGAAGAAGGCCCCACGGTGTGGGGCCTTCTTCGCTTGGTGGGTTACTCGATGATGGGGGAGAGGGTGCTTACCAGTTGGCTGGCCTGCTCGCTCTGGCTGATGAATGTCTCGGCATTGGTTGGCGGTGGGCCGCCGTGGTTATGGCTGGCGGCGGTGGCTGCCAGTTGCTCCACCACGTTCATCAGCTGATTGAGCAGGCGGAAGATGTTCACCCCATCGCTACCCATCCATGACTTGGGTGACTCGAAGTGCTGCAGCTCGCCGGCAAGCGCCCGGCGAACCAGGGCGATGTCTTCATCCAGGTTGCCGCCCGCTGTCTGGCTCATGTTACCGGCGCTGCCCAGGATCATGTCTTCGGCGGTCAGCAGCTCGATATCCCCGAGCGCCTCGATGTTCTTCATGCCCCCGATCTCTTCCACGCTACTGGCCAAGACGCTCATCCGGTGCTGGCCGAACTCGCCCAGGTACTCGTCTGCCTCGCGGATCATTTGCATGGCTTTGTCGTGCTGGCGGCGGTCAGTATGGCGTGATTGGTTGCCCACGGTATCGGTACGGCTGAACACCTCTGCCCGTTGCTGCTGCAGCTGCTCGCCCGGGGCGATATCCGGCAGAGGCCAGCCAGTGCTGAGGATGGTGCGAATGAACGGCCGGTCTGCCCGACCAAAGGCAAACCCCAGCTCGACCATGGTTCCCTCGATGGGGAACTGCATCAGCCCCTGCTCAGGTCCGCCGAACATGACCGGCAGCGGTACAGCTCGATAGAGCGGTGTCCCTTCATCTGGTTCGCCATCCTCATTGAACAACTGCACATCCACCGCATAGCGAGGACGGAACGGGTCATTGAGCTGACCGGCGGCGGCCTGGTCGCTGATGGCCTCAACCCGCCCGAACTTGGGCAGGTGCATCTTGTCGGCCAGCTCGGGGAACTCCCCCTCCATCTTGCGCCGCTCTGGCGACTTCACCGGTTTACCTGGTGTGGCCGTGGTCAGGGTCATTTCGTCACCCTTGAGCCGTACCCGCTCCACCCGCTTGCCATTGACGATGGCCCCCGGGCGCATGGCCGGGATCGGGGCTAGGGTCATGGTGTTGCCCGCTTGGCGGGCCGAGAAGGCCGGATCCAGCTCCACCGCCTTATCTACCCAGCGGCTATGGACATGACTGCCCACGAAGATGGCGCCATCTGGTTGTTGATGCCAGATGAAGTCCGGTACCGCGAAGGCGCGGCCCGCATTATCGAGCAGCTGATAGCCGGTGCCGGCGCTGGTGAAGTTGGGGATCGGGGTGTCGGTGTAGTCTGCCCCGTCCGGCAGTAAGAAGGTGAGCAGGGTCTGGTCGGTCAGCCAAGCTAGCAGGCTGCGCAGGGTGGCATGCTGGATACTGACAGGGAACTTGCTGCCCAGGATCCCGGCCAGCTCACGGCATAGCAGCTTGCTGGCACCGTTGGCGGCGGGTTGTACGTCATAGACATAACCGGTGAACCAGCGGCGCAGTTCACCGTTGTAGCCGGTATCCAGGGTCAGGGTCTGCCCCTTGGTCGCAGTCCCGTCGATGGTCAGGGAGGCACGGCCACCGGCAGAGAGGTCGAGCACGATGTCATGGTCAACCAGGTGGGCCGGCTTACCCCCTAAGGTCAGATTGGTCGATAATTTCACGCCATTACGTCTCCCAGCTTGTCATCCAGCCCCTTCATCACCTTCTCCCAGGAACTGAGCTGCTCCTGCTCAGATGCTGCCGCGCTGCTGTCCGTTTTCGCCGGCGTGGCATTGGCGGTGCCTTGCCCTACGGTGGCAGCAGCCTTGGGGAGGCGCTGCTCGCGCTTCTCCGGTACAGAGTTATGCTCGCGCAGGGTGAACTGCACCTGCCACGCCAGCAGGCCTTCTTGCTCGCTGGCGGTGATGCGGCCGGCAAACTTGGCCTGGCGCACCTTCACCGACTTGGCGAGCAGTGACCCGACCCGGTAGATATGGCGCTTTCCGCCGTCACCCTTGGCATCGGCCAACTCAAACAGACGGCTCAGGGTCTGGTCATCCTTGAACGGTACCAGCCCTGACACATCCAGCTCTTTGGCCTTCTCGCCTTGCTCCGAGCTGCTAGTGCTGCTGGTCTGGCCGCTGCTGTCTTTGTCCTGAAACTGCATCGATGCGGTGATCCGCATCGACTTCATCACAATGGGCTCACCGTCCAGGGTGAGCATGGCGGTTCTACTCATTGGGTTAACTCCTGCCAGAAGGTGAGGGGGGAGGGGGAGAGCAGCAGGGCGCCAACGGTCATGCTGTGACTGTGGTCAGGGTGCTCACTGTCGAGCAGCTGTGAGGCGAGGCTGGCCGGCTCGCCATGGCCGTGCCAGCTCCACAGAATTCCGGCAAGGCTGGGCTTGTTGGCAAGAGCCTCATCCAGCTCGGCAACCCTGGCTGCGCGCTTGGCGGCCAGCACGGCCAGCTTGGCGCGGGTGGCCGCAGGGGATGGCGAGTTCCCCTCGCTCTCCTGCAAGGCATCGCTGGCTGCCGTCAGCACCAAGCGGCGGCGCAGCGGATCCCATGTCAGCGGCTCGTCGGCTTTCCAGCGCGGTACCATGGCCGCCGTTGGCTGGGCCATGGTGTCGTTTTTGGCACTCAGGCGGCGCAGTGTAGCGCACCACTCAGGCAGCGGCAGCACGGCGCACACCTGCGCCAGCTTGGTTGCCAGTTCCTGCTCACTGGTACCGGTAACCAGCCAGACCACCGCATGGAGCGGGCCGACAGGAAGATGGGGATCTGCCCCATCCTGCAGCTTGGCGGCCATGGCTTTGATGGCGTTCTCTGCAGTCAGTGCGAACTCAACTCCTTTTTTGGGGTCGCTTTTACACTGATATTGGGTAACAACAATACATTTGCCAGAAACAATAAAATTAGTCTGCCTGTTAACCATAATTACCACCTGGCATTCATATGCTTTACTATCACAAGATAACTATGAAACAGAGACAGACTCCGTCCGCCATCTATTCCTTACAACTCTATTACCTGCACCAGCGGCAGCGTTTAGTGGTGAACTAATGGTTACAAAATTACCAACTGGTTGACCTGATACCGTAGTCCAAAAGGTTTCTCCGTCATTAGTGTTCACTCCAATGACGTCTCCATTATAAAATTGTGCCGCATCAGTTACCTCTATTGTGTTGGCAGCTATGGTGGCAGTTGTTCTTAGTGATACATCTGACACGCTAGTGCAGTGGTAGCGAGCGGTAAAGTTGCTATTTGTCGCATTGAACCCCAAAGGGGCAAACCCCTCCGTTGGCTTTGCTGAAACCATATAAGGAAGACTCTTGTAAGACTTAAATATAGAGCCTTTGTCAGATTTTTTGGTCGTTTTCATCATAGTGAAAAGTGTTATTGATAGCCTCTTTGCTGTTGCCAATTCCAGCTCCCCGGCAGAAGATTTGATACCAATCCTCATGAACACAGAGCCGGCCTCAGCAGCTGAGGTGATTCTCCCAAACTGATTTGAACTCAATCCGTTACCAGCGCGAACTTCATGACCATCTACAACATTGATATTCGAGGATGAGATAAACCCGGCGGCATCAATGATGGGCCTCAAATCCTTGTCAAAGAACTCAAAGAACGGTCGGTACTTGGGAGAGGTTCCTACGATTTCATCGCGCCACTCAAAAAAATAGTGATCCTCGGCAGTAACAGGCATGAAGTCCGAGAGGCAGACAGGACCACCACCTGGCCCAGTTATTTTCTGAAGAGTGCGACCACGAGTATTAGATGTACCTGATGATGCAAGGGTGAAGTTCAAAACGACATCATTTATGTCAGCACTGGCAACAACTATCCCATCTCGATACATCTGGTTTTCATCAATCACGATGTTTCCCGGCCCACCATTATCAGTAATAGTTCCATTTACAAGTGGGTTATCTGGCCATCCTCCAAACTCTGAACCACCCCAAGTGTTAATTATTACATTTCGCTCGGAAAGCTCACCAAACGATATTGCTGTCGGTCCTCTTTCAAATCTCATGTTATATAATTTATTGTCTGCCCCGCGATTAATTGTGATGGATGACTCACCTTCGAATGTTCCACCCCATATTCTGTTGTGGTTATGGCGAAAAGATGGTGATCCTTGAATTTTAAATTCATAGCATCGATTCAAATAAATATCGTTTTCATTTATCCATCCTCCACTAGAGGCCGGAGCATCAAGTGTCAGTTTATTGGCCCAGTTGATGTAGAAAGAGCTATAAGCAGATGAACGATCTGGGTCGTCAGCCGACTGTGCTTCTGGGAGTATCTTCTCAGCCCAAATTTGCAGCCAGTTTGTATATTTGACATAAATTCGCTGACCTTTTGAGCCTGTTACTCGAATGGTCGGGTTTGCCGCTGAACGCTCAGGAGCCCTCTCCACTGTATTAATATTTTGATCTGGATTACTACCTTTATCAGCTCGACCGCCGAGAACTACACCGATGCCATCATGGTCAACCCAAATCGACGACTGGCCACCATTAACCACAAGCCCACGAAAATCTACAGTACCAGTTAATCGGTAGCGCTTCCCTGGCATTGGAGACTCAATAACAATAGGTCTACCGCTGGCTTTAGCATCTGCGGCGGCCAACAAGAAAGCAACGGTATCATCATGCCCGTCCTTTCCAGTGCTATTACCTATAGCTCCTCTGTCTTTTACTGAAATGGTGTCATTATTCTTGTCTTCTTGAGTTCGGCCTGATCCGACTCCTAGCTTTGAAGCTCCGCTTGGCAGTGAAAGCTGATGGCGTAAAGCTTCATCACTTTTATCTATCCAACCCCCTTGATCTATCCCACCTGAAGTAATCGGGTTCGAGTCAGCTTGTACCTTCTTCGGAAGTCCCCCTGTCCACGCATAAACACGAGTTCCATCTTTGCTGAGTAGGACTTGATTGGTTTCCTCAATTGTTTGTTCGCTTCCGAACTGGCCGATCAGGTCATAGCCGGCCTCGGCCATCGAGCGTTTCCAGAGAGCGAAGGTGTCAGGGATGGCGCCTGAACCGCCGCTGCCACCTTGCCCACGGCCATCAATGACAGTGCTGTCAGCCTGCACGGTACCCAGCTTGGCCACGTAGTGCGGATAGCCGTTGCTGTCCACATGGTCGGTCAAGTCGGCCACGCTGGTGATGATGGTGAAGTGGTTCTGATGCTCAGAGAGCAGCGAACCGGACCGGTGCACATCTACCCAGACGCCGATCGGCAAGGTGCCCGGGTGAATGACCTGTGGCGGTTTCAGCTCGATGCGCAGGCCGCCGACGATGGCCACGCCCTGGGTGACGTGGTGAGCGCCATCCTGCTGCACGACCTTGAAGCCGTCACCGATGAAGGTGTGATGGCCATAGAGCTGACTGGCCAGCTGGCGCAGGTCTTCATCCTGCCCGCGCAGGCGGGCGGCATAGTCTATCTGCCAAGTGCCGGCATCCACATGGGTGAGGGTGGCCTCGGCGGCCTGGTCGTAACCCATCAGCATGGACTTGACCAGGGAGTTACCGGTCTGGCCAGTGGTCTGGTCGGTCTTGAGCTTGGTCTCGCGCCCCTTGTAGACAATCATCCCGATCACGCCGTTCTGCTTGTTGCGCAGGTACATCGCATTGAACGAGAAGTCGCCGACCGTGGTATCCATCACGATGGTGTAGGCCACGGCGTTGTTGTTGATGCGGCCGCGCTGGTCCACGTTCTGGCGATGCACGATCTGACTCTCCGGCGGCAGGCCGGTACCCGGGTCGATGGGGGAGGTGATATCCAGATTCGGGATATCAGCCAGGATGAATTCATCCAGTACGACCGGTTGTTCTGCGGCCAGGCTGGACTGCCAATATTGTTCGAATGCGTTGGTAATGACCTGGCTCATCAGGACTCCTTGCGGGGCAGGCTTGCCCCGTAAACGTGTTGAATGAAATGGATTTGACCGGCGCGCAAGTACCCCTTGCAGGCGGGTTTATTGAGGGTTGCGGCAAATACCTGGTGACCCATGTCAATGCGGCCAGCATGCAGGTAGCCCACGGCGGGGTAGAGCACCTGGAAGCGGTACCGGCGGCAGGTGCGGCCGTAGTGCTGGATCAGGGTCTCCATCAGTTGCTGATTGGCGGCCAAGGCGCTGTCGGCCACCTCGATGGTGATGACGTCCCAGGGGGTAGCGTCTTGGCGTTCATGAAGCTCACACCAGCCGATTCCCAGACGCTCAAAGATGCGCTTGAAACCGGCCACTTCGCCCGAGTCCTGGGCGTTGATGAAGGCGTACTTCACCCGTTTGCGGAACAGGTCAAGCGGCTCCCCCTTGAAGCGGGTGATGTCCCGCTCCCAGGCGATCAGCGCCAGCATGGCTTCCGAGCAGGTCATCGGGTCTTGCTGGGTCAGAGGTTGCAGCAGCCAGCCGCGCAGGCGGCGCCAGAAGGCCATGATGCCTTTGGCCAGGAATGCCGGCTCTTGCACTCCCTCGGCGATGGTCTTGCCGTCTTCCCACCAGGGGGCCGTGCTGTCTGGCAACTGCGGGGCCTTGTCCTGGTGGTTGAGTTCGGTGGTCTTAGTCATGGAGGAACACCTCCAGCGCACTCAGGCGCGGGATGGCGAGGCCAGAGACGATATCCAGCTCGGTGAAGTGCAGGCTCTTTATCTCGGTGAATGCCTGATGGAGCTCGCGGCCAAGCTGACTCAGGGAAAAGCGAGACTGCGGCCATGCCCGGGTCACGGAGGGATAGTCCGCTGACTGGCGAAAGGCCGCCTTCACCATCAGCTCCACCTCACGTTTGAGTGTCAGCCGCTGTTCGGCAGTCATGTTCTCGGCCGGCCACAGCTCCAGGTGCAGCGAGTGCTCGGTTTCCGGCATGGCCATCACCTGCAGGTCATCGCCGTGGCCGTGGTTGCCCTGGTTGTTCACGTAGTCATTGAGCTTTTCGATCAAGCTGGCGGGGGTGGACCCCACTTCCAGCAGGATGAAGGCATTGGCGGTACCCGGGCCCCGCGGTGCGTCGTGCTCGAAGAAGATGTGGTCGGCGCGGATCCCCGCCACGCTGGCGAGCATGGAGCGATAGATGGCGTCGATGTGATAGCGACCCACCGCCGAGAACTGGTTCTGAATGCGCAGGCCAAGGGCGTCATTGCTCTCGGCATCGGCGCCCTGGGTGGTGATCCAATCCCGATCAGCGTTGCGAGCTGACAGGATGCCGGTCACCGGTTTGCTCAGCAGGTTGTAATAGCCCGGGGCCAGATTCCAGGCGCCGCCGGCGAACTCCGCCTCACAGACAACTTTGGCCACGGCTTCACCGGCGGGGCTCACCATCTCTTGCAGCGGTTTCAGGCGGTAGATGGTGCCGTTGATGCGCTCGGTGGTGATCCAGACATCGGCCGGGATGGTGACGGCTTCGCTCGGGTTGACCTTGATGAAGCTGACCAGGCCCCGGGTCTTCTGGGCGGCCTTGCGGGTGAGATCCACATCCCACGCCTTGAGGTCGAGATAGGCATCATTGGCGGTGGCGGCAAAGCTGGCTGGCAGCACATGGCCCGCCAGCAGGGTGCGGATCAGCCACAGCGCCGGGGTGATGACCACGCCGCGCACCAGACGCCAGAACGGGCTAACATCGCTGTCGTTGGTGATGAGGGAGCCGGCGGCCTCCACCTCCTTCTTGAGCTCGACCTCCATGGCCTGCTCGGTTGTCGGTACCCCGCTTTTCGCCAGCAGGGCCACAAAATCCACGGTTGGGCGCAGGTTCACAGGGTTACCTCCAGATCGCCAAATTCATAGGTGCGGGCGGTGACCAGGATCCGGTCTGGTGCCTCTTCGCTGATAACGATGGTGCCCGGGATCAGACGCTCGTCGTTCTCGACCAGCAGCTCAATCTCGGTCATCACATCGGCGCGCAGGGTAGGGCTGCGCTCGCCGATGAGTTTGCGGGCCAGCCCCGACTCCATGATGCGGTGCTTGATGTCCTGGCCGATGCTGTGGCGGTCTTGCGTCATGCGTGGCTGGCCGCCTGCATCGAGCTGCCATGCGCCGTCTATGACCAGGATGTCGATGTATTTGGGATCGCTCATCACGGCGTCTCCAACCAAGCGTTCTCGGCCATCTGCTCCGGCGTCATCGGGTTCTGGCTGGTCATGTGCACTTCGCCGATGTGAATGGCCTTGGTTGGCTTCTGGTTAGCTGTCGTCGCGGCCGCATTGGCCTGGATCAGCTGCTGACCAATGCCACCGGATGGGATGCTGCTCTGGCCGCCCTGGCGATAACGGGCGAGCGGGGCATTGATGTTCTCGGGGTTCGGCAAGTTGAGGTCAGGCATGGAGCCTCCCTCAATATTGACGCCCGGGATCATGTTGAGCTTGTCGATCAGCCAGTCGATGGACTTGCCGAGCAACTGGAACACGCCCCAATCGGAGAAGGTTTTTTTCAGGTCATCCCAGTAGTAGATGACAGCGGCGACAGCGCCGATCAGCAGCACTATCCCGGCGATGATCAGGCCGATAGGGTTGGCATACATGGCAATATTGACGGCCAGCATGATGGCCCGGAACGATGCCATCCCAGCTTTGAGCAGGTTGAGCGGGGCCATGATGACGGTCCAGGCGATGCCCAGCCCCAGGGTGGCCAACTTGGCGAGCCCGGCGACCAGCATCCATGCCCCGGTGACCATGCTCAGGCCCACGATGGTCAACATGGCGTAGCTCACCACCTTGGTCAGGTTCGGGAAAAGGTGAGTCCAGCGCAGCACATCATTGGCGCCATCGGCAAAGACGCCGACCACCGCATTGATGGCAGGCAGCACCACGCCGAAGGCGGCGGCACGGATGGCAAACCATGCTTGCGTCACCCGTTCCCACTGGTCGGTCATTGAGGCGGCCATCTGCTCGGCCTTGCCCATGCCGTGGGTGTTGGCCAGCGCGTTGATGTTGGTGGCCAGCCCCTTGGTGTTGGTCATCAGCAGCTTGATCATGGCAACTGCCTCATCCGAGCCGAACGCCTTCTTGAGCTCGTCCCCCTCGGCCACGCTCATGGTCTCGCCGTAACGCATCTTGAGCTTGTCCAGGATGGTCAGCACCGGCAACATGTTGCCTGCCGAGTCGGTGAACTGCATGCCGAGCGCCTTCTGAGCGCCACCGACACCAGCCAGGAACGACTTGAACTTGGTACCAGCCTCGCCGCCACTCATGGTGGCTTGCAGTTGACCGATCACGGCGAACTGCTCATCCATCGAGATGCCGGCGGCAGTGGCGTTGGCACCGATAGCTCCAAAGGCATCGGCCATGCCCTGGCCGGTGGTCTTGAACAACTGCACCGCGAGCGCGGTCTTGCCGGCCACATCCTCCACCCAGTTGGCCTTGCCCATCTGCTTGGCCTGCTGCTCGAAGATGCCGTACATGGTGCCCATGTAGTTGGTGATGGTGGCGGTATCGGCCTTGGTGGCCTTGGCCAGGGTGGTGGAGGCACGGGTGAAGGCGGGCAGCTCGTTGCCCTCCAGCCCGGCGATCGCAGATTGGATATCGTAAGAAGAACGGACGATCTCGGTCGCAGATTCGCCGTATTGCACTGACAGCTTGAGGGCTTCACGGCCCAGCGCCCCGAGCACATCCTTTTGCACATCAAGGGAGGCCACTTCCGCCAGCGCCCGATCCATCTCGATGGCGGGACCGAGGGCCCCTTGGATCGCCATGACGCCGCCGGCGACTGTGGTCGCCCCCATGGCCATGTTGCTCCAGCCCTGGCGGCCAGCCTTGCTGACCTTGTCCATCTGGGCATTGATGCCGGCAAGGGGCTTGGTGACCTGGTCAACCAAGGCCACCTGCATCATCAACTTCTCCATCCAGGCCATCGTTCTCTATCCGTTCAGTGCTTTGGCAATGCCCTCGGCCACGGCGGCGGCGTTGGACTCTTGGTTGTGTTTTTCTAACCAGATGGCGCGAGCCAGGCTGTCGAGGTCGTCATCCTCATGGGGCAAGTAGTGGCGCCTCAGTGCCAGTACCTGCTCGAGCTGGTTGCGCTCGATAGCCTCGGCACGCGCGGTCAGTTTTTTACGGTGATTTCCAGATCAGGGGCGAACTCTTTGTTGATCGCGCTCGCCAGCTGCAGCGCGGCACTGGGACGCTTGAGCAGGTCATCGAGGGCCTCTTTACTCTCGGCGCAGACGATCTTCTTCAGGTAGTTGTGAGCTGGCGCCACCTTGTCGTTGGGCATCATGTCGTTGATGAAGCCGTTGTAGGCGGTCATGGTCGGTTCAAAGCTGATGTCGGTACCGGCGATGGTCAGGGTGATCTTCTTGCTCATGGGGTGGCTTCCTCTTGTTCAATCCAATGGTTCAGGGTGTTGATCTGGGTTTGGCAGCGGCGCATGGCCGTCTGCAGGGTGGGGATAAACCGCACGGCGTCGCCGTAGGTGCTCCCCGTGAATTCAGGCTCCGGGCAGTGGGGCACCAGCCCCGGCGGCGGCAGCCGCTTCACCACCTGGGGGTGCACCGCGGTCGTGGGTTGGCTGGAGCAGGCGCAAAGCGCCAACAGGCAGAGGCTCACGAGCGCAATCCGGGCGGCCTGCCGGTGGCGTGGCCAAGGCTTGTTGCAGTTCATCGGCGGTTTTCCTGTTCTGGTTGTCGAGCTCGGTCAATGCCGCGTTCTGGTCGTTAAGCAGCAGGCGCAAGCCCTTCGTTATCAACTGCTGTTCCTGTAGCTCAGTGGCCTGCTGGCTGTTGACCGTCTGCAGATTGGTGATCGTGGTTTGCTGCTCGGTCATGGTGCGCTGCATGTCCACCGTGCGGCGGTGGGTGACATAGAGCGCCAGCACCAGGAGCAGGCCCACTATCCCCATGACCTTGCTGAGGGCGCTCATGCCAGCACCCCACCAAACTCGGTGAACTTGGCCAGCAGGTCAGCCAGCTTGTGCTCACGCTGGCCATAGCCGGCACCCGGCAGGCTGGCCCAGATGTTGGCGCACTTGGCGATCGCCTGGGGGATACGACCATCGACCACATCGGCCAGCGCTTTGCGCTCGCGGATCAACTGGATTGCCCAGGCATCTTGTGATTCAGGGCCAAAGTCCGGCAGGCCGAGCTGGTCACGGTAGTGGGGCCAGTGTTTCGACAGGTGCTGATAGCGGCCGGCAGCCGTGCTGACCAGGCGTGGGTTCACCTGCACCTTGACGTTGGGGTGGGTGCGGTAGTCGGTGAACAAACCCGCCGGGTTGACCAGCTTGTTGTAACCGTCATCGCCGAGCCCTTTGGTACCCTCGGAAAAGGCGAGCATGTCGAGAAAGGCGGCCACTTGCGGGTGGCATTTACTGCGCGGCATTGCTGTCCTCCTTCTTACGCAGTATCAGAGCCGCACGGTCGCGGATGATGTCGATCCCAAGCAGTCCCACCATGCCACCCAGTAACGGGGTGGCCTCCTGGGGGATCCCGAGCAAGTGGGTCCCGGTGGCGGCCGCCAGTGTGATGAGGCCGCACAACAGGGATTCGATCAGCCGGCGGCGACCCCGCCCACCGGCATAGGTGATGCGCAGGAAGGCGATGGCAAGTGCCAGCAGTGCCCCATAGACAGCAGGCCAGTTGTCCATCAGCCAGGCCAGCAGGGCGGCCCAGAGGGTGGGGTCTTTGTTTGGCATAGGGTTCATATCCCGTTCTCGATGCTTATTGGCCGCGACGCTCTGCGCGGCTCTGGCAGGGCACACACTTGCGTACCCCGGGTATTCGCTGGCGGCGTTCCTCCGGGATCGGGTCGTCGCACGCTTCGCAAAGGTGCAAGCTCTCGCCCTGGTAGTGGCTGCGGCCAAGCTGGTTATCCAACTGGGCCGCCAGCATCCGCTCGGCGTGTTGGGTGGCGCGGTCAATCAGATCCATCCGTTAGCCCTTGAGGTGACGGGTGTCGTCAGCCGACAGGTACGGCATGCCGTTGATGTGCACGAAGTCGGGGGAGGTGACGAACCCCTTGATTTTGTGCACCCCCTTGCTGCCGCCCTTGGGATCGACATCGAGCAGGTCAGAGATCACCAGCTTCACGCCGAAGGCTTCCACCTTCATGGTCTCGTCGCCGGTGTCAGCGTAAAAAAGCACATCGTCCGGCTTCATGCCGCGCCAGCTGCCCTGGCTCTTGGCGCTTTCACACAGCAGCTTGAAGTTCTTGGCGTCGAGCTCGAACTCCAGCTCTGCGGCCACATCCCCATCGACATAGCCATCAGGGATGCCACGGGTTTGCGCCACCGCGCTGTTGTCGGTGATAGAGAGGCTGGCCTTCTCGATGTGCACCATGGTGCCCATCAGGGTGGTGTCGAAGGACTGGCCTGAAATACGGCGGGTCATGGGTTAGCCCTCCCCGTTGTTGAGGCTCAAATCGAGCATGATGTTGACGGTGATCCCCTTGGGACAATCCACGGTGCGTACCACCACATAGATGGAGACCAGGTTCTTGGCGGTCCACTTGATGGTGATGTCGCCATCCTTGGGGGAGGCTATGTCGCCCGGGAACGGCTGGCCGTTGATGGTGGTGGCGCTTGCCATCTGACGCAGGTCCTTGCCGAAGAACATGACGGCGGCGGCGGTGCTGCCCGGGGTGGAGTTGAACGAGCGGTCACCGATGCGGGCGATGGCGCGCAGGCGCATCCGGCGGGCGACCTTGTAGGCCACACGCAGGTTTTCGATCACCTGGTAATCGCCGCCCTCAGCGTCCAGGGTACGGCCATCGGCCCAATAGACACCGTCATAGTCCGGGTACCACATCGGCACCGAGTAGCGGCTTTGTTCCAGGGTCTGCAGGGTGGCCAGCGGCAGCTCGGTGCCGTCCTTGTCCTTGGGGGTAGCGCCAAGGCCGACCACGGCGCCGGTTTTCACCCGGCAAGGGCTATCAGCGATGCTCACTGCCCGGTTGCACAGGCGACCGGCGTAAGCCCCGATGAGGTTGGGCCACAGCTGCGGGATCAGGGAGACCGATTCCGCCGCGATGCCATTCTGCAGGGCGGCCAGTTCTGCCTCGTATTCGCTCCAGTCCTGACCACCCTCTGCGGTGGAGACGATGCCCGGTACCGCCAGCAACATGGCCTGCCAGCGCCCCCACTTGGCGATCATCTCCTGGTTGAGGGCGTGGGCGGCGTTGATTTTGGTCGCGTCCCACTCTTGCCCCAGCACCACGACTGCTTCGAATGACTGGGTTTTCTGGGCGGTGCGAACGGCATCCTTCCAATCCATGTCGGTCGGCAGCACGAAGGCGGCGGCCGTCCAGTTCTGACCGGCGTTGTCGCGGGCGGCCAGCAGGTTGGTTTTCAGTTCGCTGTCAGCCTCGCCCAGCAGCTTGTCAAAGTCAGACTGGGTATTGAGCGAGAGCAGCTTGTTGGTGTTGGTCGGCGCACTGCCGATGAACAGCAGGTGACGCTCGACTTCCGTCACGGGCCCCTGCATCTGGTTCAAGTTGTTGATTTGTACATAAGGCCACATGGCGTTATTTCCCCTTCATGCCTTGCTTGTTGACGTCCCAGCCGTAGTTGATGCTTTGCAGCGCTCGGGCAAAGGCCTGTTCGCGTTGCTTGGTGTTGGCGCCCAGGAACGGGCGGGCTGGCAGCTGGATCTCCCAGCTCTCTTTGACCGGTTCATCCTTGAGCTTCTTGATCAGCAACCCTGCCTGGGCGTAGTTGAGGTTGCCCGTTATCCAGCCCAGCGAGGCCGAGCGGTATGCCCGCTTGCGTTTGCCCGGGCGCTTGAACCCCAGCTCGCGCAGCTTGCGGGCTTGTGCCTTGCTGGCCTGCTTGTTCTTGCCGCCATCGCTGGGGGCAATGCGGCGCCGGCTGATTGCCGTCACCTTGTAGGTGTGCCCCTTCTGGTGGGTATTGGCGATCACCCCGGCGTGGGCGCTCATGGTGCCCTTGGTGAAGCCCAGCTCTGCCACGTCCTGGCGGGGCTCGCGGATCAGCAACAGCTTGGGCAGGCCACGCAACATCTTGCGTTTGCCCCGCTTGCGCGGCGCCCACGGCTGGCCGTTGGGGTCTTGTTGCTGGCGCACGTTACGGGCTGCCAGCTTCTTCATTTCATTGGCTGCTCGCCACACCAGGCGCTTGCGCTTCTTGGGCGGCAGGGCCAGCAGGTTGAGCTGGTCTTTGCCACGACGGGTATCCAGCGTGATGCTGATCATGACGGGTCACCGATCTGGTGATGGCCGGTATCACCCACGTTCAGGTCGATATGGTCAGCCACCCAGATTTCATACGGACCCACTTCCCAGCGTTTGCCCACCCAGTTGATCCGGCCTTGCAGATGCTCGATAAGGCGAAGCGGCTCGGTAAAGGCGAGCTGGATCTCGAGATCGGCTGTCTTCTCATCGTTCGGGGTGACGGCGTACTCGGGATCGTCCAGCGCGAATTTCTCGCGGAATGGGTCGTTCTCCTGCACCCAAGAGGCGACAGCGGCCAGCACAATGGTCGGATCCAGTTCGCGAAACGGCAGCTGCTCGATGGTGAACACCGCCTGATAGGTGAGCCAGGCCACATCCACCCCGGTGGGGCCCATGTTCTTGGGCTCCAGCCGGATGGTGCCGTTCTCCATCCAGCTATCTAGCGTCTTGTGGGACTTGGCCGGCAACACACGCAACAGCTCGGCGTGGAGCGCATGCAGGAAGTAGCCCTGGGCCTGTTGCTCGTTCATGTCGTTACTCATATCAGCGAGACCCCGGCACGGCGCTTGCCCTTGATGCTGCGTACCAGCTGCTGACTCTCTGCCAGCAGTTGGGCGCGTTGGTCTGGCGAACGCTCTACCTGGTTGTTGGCGGTCGCCCGCTCGGTGACGCTGGCGAACTCGGGTAGCAGCGCGGACTTGGCACGGGCAAAGACGGCGGCTAGGTACTGCTCGGTCAGGGCATTGGTGCCGCCTTCCAGGCTGGGCCCGGGTACCTCGGCGGCGGTGGAGTAGCCCTTGCCCCGCAGCGTGGCCTGATGGCTCGCCAGCTGCAGGTTGATTTCAGAGACGGCGGCCAGCAGGGCTGCGCCGGTGGTCTGGGTATCCAGATCGGCAGGCAGGGCGCGGCGGCGCTCAAAATCGGCGACGGCCACATCCGGCCAGAACCCGTCATTGCGGATAGTGGTGGTGCTGTAGTCGATGTCCTTGCCTGAAAACATGTCTGGACCCCTGTTGATGCTTGCCAATGTGAACACCACTGCCCCGGTTGCTCGGGTCGCCGATGGCGCGGCGAGAAAAGGTGCACCCCTGTAGCCACGGATCACAGGATTCGGCGCGAGCCTTGCGGCTGGCCTATCCTCCCCGCCGGGGTGCGGTGGCGCGGAGAGTCTTATTGCTCCGGATTGAGCGCCCGCAGGCGCATGGCAATCTTTTGGCGCAAGGTGCCGACGCCCACCTTGCCGTGCAGCTTGTCGGCCTGGGCCAGCCAGTGATCGGCTTGTTCCAGGGTGGCGCTGTCACCCACGGCGCTCGGGCGGGGCTGGCCGTCGTGGTCACGTAGCAGCAGGCAACCCGCCGCCTTGAACCACTTGGCGGTCAACCGCTCGTTGAGGCGCCAGTCATTGCGCACCTTGTCGAACACCCGGGAGAACCAGGGCTCGACGGCATGACCTTCGGCGGCTTGTTTCTCGGCCCACTCCAGCACGGTGTCGGCCACAAAGTGGGCCCAGTCGCGCTTGATGTTGTTCGGGGTGCGCTGCCCCTGGGCAATGGCGAGATCCGCCCAGGCAATGCCAGCGTCGAAGTCGCCGACGTCAAAGGCCCAAATGATGAGGCGCTGAAACAGCTCGTTCTGGTAGGGCTGGCCCGACTCAGCGACAGCGGCCAGATAGCGCTCCACATAGGGGCGGTACTTTGGCATCAGCTCATCGCGTTTCATGTTCACCCGGTCACCGATGCGTGCCAGCTTGCGCAGCCGGACGATGTCCTGTTCCAGGGCAACCAGTTGCAGGTGCAGGCTGTCAGCCACTGCACCGGTGGCCATGCCAGAGCAGGCGGCCTGCTCGGCCCCCTGCATGGCTTGAACACGCTGCTTGTGACGTTGACCGGGTGAGCTCATGAATTAACCGCCGACTTCTTCTGGCTTGGCACCGATGACGATGTCGGCCTCTTCAAAGCCGCCATAGGCCTTGTGTTCGCCCAGGGCGTAGCCTTCCATACGCCAGTACTGGTTATCGAAGCTCTTGCTGTCCTGGTTATCGTCGGCCTTGCGCTTGCGGGTGCCGCGCTGGGTGTAGCAGTGCAGGTTGTCCAGGGTGGTGACCACCATCCGCTTGCCCGGGAAGAAGGGCGGGATGTAGGACTTGCGACCGGCGATGGTCTTCTCCAGCTGCTGAGCGGCGATCTGCTCGCTCGGCTTGGTGGCTTCGCTGTAGAGCTTGGCTTGGGAAGCGGAGACTAGGTCGGTACCGACCAGCACAACCAAGCGAGGGTCCTGGCGGAACAGGGGATCGATGGTGCTGTTGATGAGGTCGGAGGCCATCTCATCCAAGGTTTTGTAATCGCCCTTGCCGTCCGGGTCGAAGTAGATCTTCTTGCCAGCCTCAGCCTTGATGATCTGGCTGCCCCCTTTCCACTCGCGGGCAATCTGATGCCAACCCTTGTTGACGTCTTCACCCAGCGGGTTCTCGGTCGGATCGGTGGTTTCGGCGGCTTCTACGCCGTTCCAGCCGACTCGCATCATATCGAGGGCGAATGCCGTGTTGACGAACTCGCCAACCAAACGGATGAACTCGCCCTCGCTGCCTGCGTTCGCCCAGGTGCAGAGAGTGGCCCATGACAGGGAGGCGCAGGAGTCGGTTTCTTTCAGAACGTAGTTATTTCCATCTACACCCACTTCACCCTTGAAGCGACCGCCTTTCTTGCGGCCGGTGTAGAGCTGGCCCACGCCCACTTGCACCACTTGCCCAGTAATCTGGTCTACGTCCAGACAGGTAATCATGCCCAGGAACTCGACGGAGGCGAGCAGAGCAGAGCGCAAGGTCGTTTCTACCGGACCAGTGACACTGAATTGTTTGGGCAGCTTGGTAATGTCGATGCCGTAGGCCTTTGCCAGAGCATCGCAGTACTTGCTCAGGCGCTGTTCGGCCTGAACGGTCAGGGTTTGGCTCACTGAATGCTCCTTAGCAAATTTGATAGGTGGTGTCGTCACCGCCCAGTGGACTCGGGCGCTGGCCATCCACTTCAGCGGAGAACTTGTCGATCTGGCCTTTCAGCTCGCCGACGGTGGCTGCCAGACCGGTGATGGTCTCGTTCAGCTTGTTGAACTGGTCGTCAGTGCCGTTGGTCTTGTCGCCTTCGGTTTTCACTTCAGGAGCCGGATCAGGCTTGGCGTCCGGTTTGGCATCCAGCTTGGCGCTGATGCTTGCGAACTGTTCACTAAGACTGGTCAGAGTCCCGTTCAGCAGTTCGAACTGTTCTTTGTTCATTTCCTCATCCTCGGTGGGGCTGGGCGTGGGTTGTTTGGCTGGTTCGCCATGGCTGGCCATCAGGCCGAAAAGCTTGGCCATAAAGCCATCCGGCTTTTCGTGCTTTGGCAGCTTGAGCATGGAGAGATCCAGCGGTTCGCTGGTGCCGACAGCCTGCCCCTTGCTGCTCTTGCTGAACTTGAGGTAGGTGGTGCCGGTGCTGGCTGGCTGGTCGGTAACGCCCAGCCCAATCAGGTAGGTGCGACCCAGATCGGCGAATTGCTCGAACGGCTCGATGGAGCAGAACTGATACTGGCCGCTCTGGTTCCAGTAGATGAGATCCCGATTAGGGCAGAGGATGGCGAACAGCTTGAACTTGCCGTCTACCTCTTCGGTCTTGAGTGCTTGCACCGTGCCATAGCTTGACCAGCGATCGTGATCAGGCCAAATGACTGCGGTGTAATAGGTCGGGTCGTAGGTCTCGGCCATGTCGGTGAGCCATTCGCGGGAGATATCCCGCCCGTCCACCGCTTTTCCTTCGGTGGCGATACAGACCCAGCCAGTTCTCAAGGTTGATTCGTTCATGCCTGCTCCCAATTGATACGGGCTCAGGCTATCGGGTCGGGAAGGGGTATTCATCCGGTTGTGTTCTGGGGGATTCGGATCCAGCGGGATATCCGAATTACTCAGAACATCAGTGGGATAAGTGGGGATAGTGGGCTGGCTATGATGGCGCCATCATTCATATCGATGGAGGCGCCGTGGCGTATCCCGAAGAGATCCGCAATGCTGCGCGGGGACTCTACCTTAAGCGATGGACCCCCCAGGAGATCAAGGACGAACTGGGGCTGAACTCCTGCCGCATCGTCTACTACTGGGCCGAAAAGCTCGGCTGGCGGGATCTGCTTACCGATGAAGCGGTGGAGGATGCCATTGCCCGCCGCCTGCACTCCTTGTTGTGTCGTGAGAAGAAAACCAGCGCCGAGATGGATGAAATCGACAGGCTGGTCGGCCACCATGTCAGCCTCAAAGAGAAAGCCCTCAAGTGGGCTGAACGGCAGCAGGCGCTCACCACCCGCCGCGAAAGTGGTGATGAACAGGCCGCCGAACGGCCGCGCCGTGGCCGGGGTGGCCAGGATAGCAGCAAGGGCAAGGGCGGCAAGAAGGCCAAGAACGAGGTCGGGCACCTGACTGAGGCAGACTTTGCCGAGTGGCTGGGTACCCTGTTTGGCTACCAGCTGCGCTGCCGTGAGGCGAAGAACGACCCTGCCTTGCCGCGTACCCGCAACATCTTGAAGTCGCGTCAGGTCGGCATGACCTACTACTTCGCCGGCGAGGCGCTGGAAGATGCGGTGCTGACCGGTGGCAACCAGATCTTCCTGTCCGCCACCCGCGCCCAGGCGGAGGTGTTCCGCTCTTATATCTGCAAGATTGCCCAAACCTTCCTTGGCGTCACTCTGACCGGCAACCCCATTGTGCTGTCGAACGGGGCCGAGCTGCACTTCTGCTCTACCAACTCCAACAGCGCCCAGTCCCGTTCCGGCAACGTCTACATCGACGAGTACTTCTGGATCCCCAACTTCGAGAAGCTGTCGGACGTGGCCAGCGCTATGGCGACCCAGAGCCGCTGGCGCAAAACCTACTTCTCGACCCCATCAAGCAAGGTTCACGAAGCGTACCGGTTCTGGACCGGGGATCGCTGGAAGGGTCAGCGCCCGAGCCGTGTGGCCATCGACTTCCCTGGTGAAGATGAGATGCGCGATGGCGGTCGGGTCTGCCCCGATCGCCAGTGGCGCTACGTCATCACCATCGAGGATGCCCTACGCCTTGGCTGCAACCTCATCGACATCGAGGAGCTCAAGGACGAGTACCCGGAGGAGGTGTTCGATCGCCTCTACATGTGCCGGTTTATCGACGATGCTCTGTCGGTGTTCAAGTTCCAGGATATGGAGCGGGCAGGGGTGGACCCGACCAGGTGGGAGGACTACAAGCCCGGGCGGCCAGACCCATTCGGTCGGCGAGAGGTATGGATGGGCTACGACCCGAGCCGCACCCGCGACAACGCCACCCTGGTGGTGGTTGCCCCGCCCACGGTCGCAGGCGAGCGGTTCCGGGTGCTGGAAAAGCACTACTGGCGCGGGCTCAACTTCCAGTATCAGGCGCAGGAGATTGAGCGCATCGCCAAGAAGTTTCGGGTCACGTATCTGGGGGTCGATGTGTCCGGCATTGGCTCAGGGGTCTATGACCTGCTTAAGCCGGTATTCAAAGGGGTGTGCCACCCCATCAACTACAGCATCGAGAGCAAGTCGCGGCTGGTACTCAAGATGATCGACGTAGTGGAGGCCAACCGCATCGAGTGGGACAGCTCGGATCGGGATATTCCGCTGGCGTTCCTTGCCATCAAGCGCAGCACCACCGGCGGCGGCCAGATGACGTTCAGGGCTGCCCGAGACAACGTGACCGGACACGCGGACGTATTTTTTGCCATCGCCCACGCCGTGGCCAATGAGCCGCTCGATACCAACCGCAAACGTAAATCCACCTGGACAACCAGCGAAGTTAAGAAGGCAGCATGAAGAACGATATCAGTCAGTTGACCGAGGAACACTTTCACGAATGGATCAGCACCCTGTTTGGCTACCAGCTGCGCTGCCGTGAGGCCAAGCTAGACCCGTCACTCGCGCCCATCCGCAACGTTTTGAAGGCTCATCAGGTCGGCATGTCTTATTACTTCGCCGGAGAGGCTTTTGAAGATGCCGTATTGACTGGCGACAATCAGATTTTCTTGGCAGAAACCCCAGAGATGGCCGATGTCTACCGGACCTATGTCTGCTTGATAGCAAAGAGGTTCCTCGGCGTTACCCTTACCGGCAGCCCCATCGTCCTGTCGAACGGCGCGGAGATCCATTTTCTTTCTCTTGATGACCTGACCTTTGCTGGAAAAGCTGGCCACGTATACGTCGATGAGTATTTCTGGATTCCTGATTTCGGAAAAGCGCTGCACTTGGTCGGCGCTATGGCTATGCACAAGCGCTGGCGCAAGACCTACTGTTCAACGCTCTCTGAGCGCCGCGGTATGGCGCGTAACTTCTGGAGCGGGGATCACTGGAAGAACCTGTACCCAGGCCGAGATGCGATCACTTTCCCTAGCGAATCATCGTTGCGCGATGGCGGCCAGCTTTGTCCCGATCGGCAGTGGCGCTATGTCATCACCATTGAGGATGCCGTTCGACTCGGTTGCAACCTCATGGACATTGATGAGCTCAAAGACGAGTACTCGCAGGAGGCGTTCAATTTCCTCTTCATGTGCCAATTCAAAGACTCCCAGGAGAGTTCCCTCGCATGACCAAACAACAGCAACCGGCCGAGGTGGCCACTCCAACCAAGCCCGGAACGGTAGCGTTCAGCATGCCGGAGGCCATCGACCCCACGGCATGGATGACCGATTACACCGGGGTGTTCTACAACCCCTATGGCGAGTATTACCAGCCGCCCATCGACCGCAAGGGGCTGGCAAAGGTGGCGCGGGCCAATGCTCACCACGGGGCCATTCTGATGGCGCGGCGCAATATGGTGGCGGGCCGCTTTACCAATCAGCGCAGCACCGTCACCGCCTTTGCTCACAACTACCTGCAGTTCGGGGATGCGGGCCTGCTCAAGCTGCGCAACGCCTTCGGCCAGGTGGTCGGGCTGCACCCGCTCTCGAGCGTCTATCTGCGCCGGCGCGAGGATGGCTGCTTTGTTTACCTGCAGCTGGGCAAGCCGAACCTGATTTACCGGCCGGAGGATGTGATCTGGCTGGCCCAGTACGACCCGGAACAGCAAGTCTATGGCATGCCTGATTACCTGGGTGGCTTGCAGTCTGCCCTGCTCAACCAGGACGCCACTCTGTTCCGCCGCAAATACTTCCTCAACGGCGCCCACATGGGGTTCATCTTCTATGCTACCGACCCGAACATGGACGATGACACTGAAAAAGAGATGAAGGAGATGATCGCCAACAGCAAGGGGGTGGGTAACTTCCGTTCCATGTTCGTCAATATCCCGGAAGGCAAGCCCGATGGCATCAAGCTGATCCCGGTGGGGGATATTGCGACCAAGGACGAGTTCGCAGCCATCAAGGGGATCACCGCCCAGGATGTACTGACCAGCCACCGTTTTCCTGCTGCGCTGGCCGGCATCATCCCGACCAATGGCGGCGGAGGCCTGGGGGACCCCGAGAAGTACGATGCCACCTACGCCCGCAATGAGGTGTTGCCGCTGTGTGAGCTGCTGCGGGATTCCATCAATGGGGCTGGTTTACCACGGGCTTTGTGGGTCGATTTTCGGGAAACGATAGGTTCTGCTGTATAAAAAAACAGTCTTTTTGGGGTAAGATGCAATCTATAGGTTGGATTTTAGATTTATCGGGAGGGGTGATGCGGGTTTATTGCAAAGTGTGTGGCCAGAGGGGCCGCATTACCAAGACCAATCGGCTGAGCGATGATGTCTCTGATCTCTATTGCCAGTGTACTGACGCCGAGTGTGGCCATTCCTGGGTGGCCTGTCTGTCGTTTGCTCATACCCTGAGCCCGTCAGCCAAGACAACGAACCAGCTGGTGCTCAGTTTGATGAGTTCGTTGACACCAGAAGGTCGGCAGTTGGTACTGGAAGGACTGGGGGCGCAATAGCGCCCCTTGTTGTTTCTGCATCCCGTGGTCGTGTTCTCACGACTCTTTGTTATTCGCCTCTTTTCCCTGGATAAGTTCGCCCAGATCGCAAAGCGTGATGATGGCGCGGCACATTCCCTCTCGATCCTCGATTTTCAGATCGGGAGTGACCCGAGCTATATCCCTGATTGAACTGTAAATCTCTGTTTGAATCCCCGTCTGCACACTGCCTCCTACTACTGGTTAGACCTGATGATTTTATCTATAACCGGATTGCATATCTCGACGATCGCCGACTAGATTTTTCATATGTATGCATAAACACCTGTCAGATCTGACAGTCACCATGACCCCGAGCACGGGCACCTGCCGGAGGCGCCCCATGAAAAGAAAAACAAATCCAGCCCGGTCCGCCCGGGCCTATGTAGTTCGCGCAAAAAGCACCACCAAAGCCGTGCTGAAAAGGCATGGCCTCACGAACAGTGCCACAGGCAAGATCATTGATGTGGCGCCGGCTACTGTTGGCCGCTGGCTGGATGACCAGACCCGCGCCTTTTTCGATCTTGAGCATGCTGCCGCTATCTGTATCCATCTCGGGATTCCTGTCTCTCACCTGCTCCCCCCTGGTGACTGGCTGATTGGACACCACCAGAGCCCGCAGCGGGATCAATTGATGGCCCTGAGCGAGGATGAAATTGATTGGTTGCTCGCCGTTCGGGCCGGTGCCATGGCCTGTTATCGCTGATGTCATCGGTGCTCCTGGTGGTTAATCCACTGGCTAAGCCCCCCAATGGACACCAAAGTACTCACATGTGCCGCCAGTAATTTGGTAATAAAATCCCCTCCAGCATGGCTGGATTTTGTTTGTAAGACTTAATTCCAGCGCATCTTAAATTGCCATCATCGAGATTTGCAACACCATTTTTAAATTATTTTAAGGACGCTAACTTTCGTTGTCCTACCAGAGCAAAATCCTAAGCCAATAAAAGTCATGGTGCGACACCACAATAACTAACCTCTCTGGTTTAATGTCTCAGGTGGACAAGGTGCACCTCTCCAAACCCGCGCCAGCACTGGTGTTATGGTGTTCAGTAAAACCACTCCCAGAAAGTTGTTAGGATGTTTGTAACGGTTTAAACTCACTTGAAAATTAACGGTTTAACGCTGAGCAAAAAAGAACGCATTAATATCAAATCAATATCCTTTTAATATTAAAATATCGGCTCTCATTTGCCTTTATGTACACCTTGTATATATAAAGTGTATACATTGTATACCCTCTATGATTTCTCTGAATGTCCGACAAAGACAATAAAAAGCCCCTTCGAGAGGGGCTAGGCTTGAGTCTGTGACCGGACACCCTTTGCGATTTTTCCTATTACAGAGCCAACGTCTTATCGCCCTGGGTGTGCCAGCATTCCGGTTCTCCCTTGAATGCCCCGCCACAACCCTTCGGCAGCACGCACTCGCAGTTGGGGCAGGTCTGTTGTTTCAGCTCTGCCTCCTGTTCCAGCCAGCGTTCCCAGTCCCGCCGGATCAGGGTGCTGATGTACTCGTCGGCAGAATATGGCTCACCGCTGCCAGCCCGGGCTATGCGCAGGTGGTCCAGCTGCTGGCGCTCCCGTTCTGAGAGCGCCACCTCCACCCGCGTTATGCCCAGCGCTTCTCGTCTGGCCCGCTGGGCCTGCTTGCGTTTGGTTGCTGGGTTCATATTGCCTCCTTGCGGTGGTCAACCACTACTTGGTGCAGTGCTGGCCGGTATGTTGGATTGAGCTGTTCGGCTGCGCCCGGGTTGGTGCGATCGGTAGGGCTGCCCGGTGCGATAAAGAGGGTGCGGCCGGTGACGGCGCACCGGATGGTGCCGCTCTGGTCGATGGCCACGGGGGTGAGCCCTTCCACGATATGGCGGCGGCCAACAGATCGGCCATCTGCGGTCAGCACTGGCACGGTGGGGCGGTTGGCTCTGGCCTGAAACGGGATTGGTATCTCTGCGGCGATGGCAGGCAGGGCCAGCGATGTTGGACGAGGGTGCCGGCGGCGCAGGATGGCGCAGGCCACGGACTGCTGTTTGCCCTTGAGCATCCCCACCCACTGGCTGATTTCCTTGGCTGGCCAGCGCTGCTGCAGGATGCAGGTCACCCGATTATCCAGGATGCGGTACTCTTCACGGCTGACGGTCTGTTTGCTGTTCATGTTCATGCCCACTCCTCGCTGTAGTCGTTCTCTTCTTGCATCCACTCCGGCACATCCAGCCCCTCCAGTACCCGCCACATCTCTGACTGATAGGGTTCCGGCAGCATCTCTATCCAGCTGCGGGTACCGGTATGGCCCTGTGCCTGGTATACCTTGCCGCAAAGCTCAACCAGCATCGGCCAGTCCTGATCGCCTTCCGGTACCGCATACTCATCCGGTTGGCCCTGTTCGGCTTGCCGCTGGCCCTCTGGCTGCCAATCCGGCTCGCTCGAGATCGCTCGGCCCGACTGCACCTGCCCGTTCTCCAGCCAGAGGGTGAAGCCGTCCGCGCTGACGCTGGCGCCTGCTCGTAAACGCCCGATAGAGAAGGGTGATAAACCCCATTGCTCTGCCATCAACTGATCCGCGAACGCCTCAGGATCCGGCTGCGTACAGTTATTGTCAGAGCTCCAAGGTGCCGGGCATTCGCCCGACTGAACACCAACACCCAAACCCACACCGGCAACCTCTGCGGCTTTAGTAACCTCTGCGGCCTCTGCTGCCCTAGTGGCCCTGGTGGCCGCATGGGTGCCGGTGGGTACTACTTCCCACCCTTGCAGGCGGGTCTTGATGCCAATGTTCGCGGAGTGCAGCCCCATCAGCCGCTTGATGTCTTCGCCGTAGCAGTTGGCCTGCTCCTCGATGAGGTGGGCCAGCTTGATGGGGTGCTCGGCACGGGTGGCCAGCGCCCCGCCCATGGCTTCCAGGTAGCAACGAAAGATGGCGTTATCGGCGGCATAGCGGGCGGCCTCAAAGCGCGGGTCTTGTAGTACCGGCTTGGGTGGCCCCACCAGATCGCCATGCTTCTTGGCGTTGCTGATGCGGCGCAGCTCGCGCCACACCCCGACCGGTGCACCGCCGAGTTGCTGAAAGGATCGAATGCCCCACCAACTTGCCCACGCGCAGGCATGCAGCGCGCCTTGATCGGCAGGGGTGTTCGCTTCTTCGTCGTCACCGACATAGGCGCCATCGATGTTCTTGGCGATGTACTTGGCCAGATAACCGGTGGCATCGCCCTTGGTGGGGTCGATCAGCTTCCAGTCGAAACGGGGCGTGATATCGGTGAATGAGGGGGCGGCGATGGGGTTGCGCACCAGTTCGGTTTTGTCGTCGGTCAGGGCATAGCGCTGCAGGGTGCTGATCACCTTGTTTCGATCGCTCGGCCGCATAAACAGCAGCATGTGCCAGTGCGGGGTGGCGTCGTGGTGCGGCTCGCAGACCCGAAAGCCATACACCGGGGTGCCGTGGCGCTTGAGTGCGGCGCGGGTCAGGCTCCACAGCCTGGCCAGATAGGCGCAGGTTTCGCGCGGTGTCGCACCTTCATACTTTTCGTTATCAATGGTCTTGCCGTTGCGGCCGGTCTTCCAGGCGTGAAATTTGCTCGGTGCGGTCCAGGTGAAGAACACCCCGACGTGGCCTTGGTCTTCGGCGTAATCCTCAAAGCCGCGCATGCGGGTCATCATCTCGTTGCGGCGGTTGATCGGGTTGGAGATGCTCGCTTCCCAGCAGTCCTTCATCGAGATCACCAGGTCGTGCTCGGCGTTCATCACCTCCGACTCGGCCAGCCAGCGCATCATTGCCCGCTTGCGCTCGCGCACCACCTTGATGGTGGCGTTCGAGACGTAGGCAGAGACGCCTTTTCGTACATTTCCCAGCAGGATGGCGATGTGCTCTTGCAGCCGATCCCAGCAGCGGTTGACGCGCCTCTCCCACCACTTGGCACTGAGCAAGCGCACCATCACGCTGAGGATCCAGCTATCCCGCGCCTCTTTGGTTTTGAATTTCGGTATCTTGCCGATGAATCCCCACTGGTCGGCGGGCTGCTTGATGGCTTCCCATGTCGCCATCAGATCCAGTTCACCGGCGGCGCTGTTCTGCTCGATGTTTTTCCAGATGGCGGCTGTCATATTGGCGAACTGGTGAGCTACCCGCTTGCGGCCTTCGTCATCGCGCAGGTGTTGGGCATCGACCGGGATCGCCTGTACAAGGGCACGAATCCACCTGACCCGCTCACTCAGCCAGATGTTGGCAGTGCGGGCTTTCTTGGCGGTGCCACCCTTGCGGCGGCGCATGTACTGCTTGAACAGGGTCAGGGTCAGCGGCATGGAGAAACCATCGAGCAGCTGCACCGCCCACACCAGATCATATTCACCGACCGAACCGATAAACGAATCGGCCAGGTTGATACCTGGCATGGAGTTGGAGAGCGATTCAATGCGCGACCTGATGGCCTTCTTTGACAGCGGCAGCTGTCCATGAGCAGCCGACGGCAGGCGGGTGATGGCAAAACCAAATTGGCCAGCCTCGGCGGCTGGCCCTTTGTTGTTCTGGTTGGTCATTGGAGATTGTTACCCAGTGTCTTGATGGTGTTTCTTGTCATGCAGCCACCTCCTGCGCATCGGCGCACATCTCTGGCAGGTTGGCGCGCACCAAGGCAGCAGCCAGTGGCGGGCATACGGCATTGCCGCAGCGGGCAACCTGCGCTGTTTTGGTGAACTTCTTGCCGTTGGCATCGTTGGCGATCACGTAGTCAGCCGGGAAACCCTGAGCCGCGAACAGCTCATGAGGTTCGAGCATCCGCATGCCGATATCGACGATCTGGTAATCCTCGCCGCGTACAGTGACCAGACCGAACCGGTCCCGAGTCGTCACGGTATGCAGGGGCTCGGAGCAGGGAATTGTTGAGTCGGTGCCGTAATACTTGAGCAGAAAGGCCCGCACCTCGCCGATATGCAGCCCGCCGGCTGTGACGGTGGGCATGGGCTCGGTCACCGGCTGGCCGTGCTGGCAGGTGCCGCGCAGCTTAATAAGGTGGCTGGTCACCAGTGCATTGTGGTCAACGGTGGTCACGGTCGGCAGCGGCTTGGTCAGCTCTGCGCCCACGACGCCGGTGTAATGCTTGGCCAGAAAGGCGGTTACCAGCTGACTCTTGTCAGCCTTGGCCATGACTGTGCCCAGTGGCTCCTCAACTGATTGGCCTACGGAGCGGCCAAACTGGCGGGCGATGACCGGTGACACCAGCGCGAAGTGGCCACCCTTTACCTGGGCGCATATGGTGCGGAGGGGTTCATCGGCCGGCATGTTGCGCTGATGGCTGGCGTTGGCGCATTCGGTGATGAAGGGGGCAAGGGTTGGCTGAACAACGGCAAATCCCGGGGAAGCGGTGACGGTCTGCAACGGTTCATTGATCCCCTGACCTCTGAAGCAGTCATACACAGTACGGGTGCTGGTGTGGTTGCACTTCACGATGAACGGCTCGGCGGCATTGATGACGAACCGTTCCAGCCCCTTGGCTATCCGGCGCAATGTGTTCTCAGCCAGTGGCCGCTTACGCTCGAAAATTGAGGGGCACGGGATCGACCAGTCGATGATGTCTGCGGCCGTATGCCACGGCTGCAGCTTGCCAGCCTTCACCTCGGCACCGTCTGGTGCGCCATGGGTTGGCTTGGGCCATACGATGGCGGCGCCATCCCGGCGGGCAATCAGGAACAGGCGCTTGCGGATAGTGGGGGTGCCATAGTCACAGGCGCGCAGCTCGCGCCACTCCACCTTGTATCCCTGGCGGCGCAGCGCATTGATGAAACTGTTGAAGGTGCGGCCCTTCTTGGCGGGATCTGGGCGGGCGTTACCTTCTGAGTCAATCAGCAACGGTCCCCAGGTCTGAAACTCTTCGACGTTTTCCAGCATGATCACCCGGGGGCGAACCTGAGCAGCCCAGCGCAGGGCAACCCATGCCAAGCCCCGGATCTTCTTGCTGACCGGGGTTGAGCCCTTGGCCTTGGAGAAGTGCTTGCAGTCAGGCGACAGCCAGACCAGCCCGACAGGGCGACCAGCTACCACGTCACGCGGCACGATGTCCCACACCGATTCGCAATAGTGCTCAGTGCTGGGGTGGTTGACGGTGTGCATGGCGATCGCATCAGGGTCGTGGTTGATGGCGATTTCAGGACTACGGCCCAGCGCCATTTCGATCCCGGTAGAGGCACCGCCGCCACCGGCAAAGTTGTCGACCACGATCTCGCTGAACAAGTTGAAGTTACTCATGCGCCGATAGCTCCCTGATGTTGTTCCGGCAGGTGGCCAACGCATGGCGGGCATGCCTCGCCATCTTTCTGGCTGCGACACACTGGCGCAGGGTCAGGGAGACCGTGCAGCGTGGGCGAGGGGATAGCCGACGCATTGCCAGTAGGTCGCGCTGATACGAGCGCAGGCGGGCCTCGTCGCCCATCATGGTGTCGAACCATCTATCCACACGGGTTTGCAGGTCGGAGATCAGGCGGAGGCTCATTTGATGGTCTCCCCCAGTCCGTGAATCGGTGCGCAGTCTGCCCACCACTCGGCTATTTCTCTCGCCAGCGCGACTTCACCGCTACCCAGCGCCAGCCAGTACACGGCGCGGATGGCGCCCAGCGCCAACAGCTCAGACACATCGAGATCAGCCCACAAAACCCGAGCCTGATCGTATTCAGCGCGGGCCGCTTCCCAGTGCTTGGTCAGCTGGCTGACCGGCGTGGGCGGCTGCATATGGGCGGGGCCTGCTTCTGCGCCGCCCTGTTCATCGACTGGTGCTTCCAGTTCAAACAGGTCATCAGTCATTCCTCATCCCCCATCACTGAGTCGTCATCCATCAGATCTTCCTGCTTGCTGGTTACGACCAGCTGCACCTGGATGTATTGATCCCCCGAGTAGAGCTCCCCCAGGGCGATGCGGTTTACCTGCTCGTTGCTGGCCAGCAGTTCGGTCAGCAGCGGTAGCACGGCGCGTTCTGCCCGCTTGGCGATATGAATGGCATCGATACTCATGCGCCAATCCTCCCGTTCATTGAGCGGAACACCTTGAGCCAGCGCAGTTGCTGGCGGGCTTGCTCACGCAGATTGCGGCCCTCGGGGCCCCGCTTGGTGGTGTAGGTCTTGGCCTTGATGCGGTGCGGCAGCTCGGCCAAATCGGCCAGGGCTTCCTGCCTGGTGATGGGGTGGAACAACTTTTTCATGCGACCCCCTCAACAATCCGGATTGAGCCAGAGGTAAGGCGCTCCATGCGGGCGTATCCGTTCTGGCCTTTCAACCAGGTGGTGCCGCAGTTGATGTAACCGCGGCTGACCAGATAGGCGCTGGCGGCTTTGATGGTCGGTTCGGTGTGACGCGTGATAACGGCGGCCATGATCAGATCCCCCCACGGCTGTTGACGCATGACCAGACCGCACGCCAGGCCATGGCGGCCGGGCGTTCTACTGCATGGATCAGGTCTGGGCTGGAGTTGTAGCGCTGACCCAGGCGGGCCAGCTTGCGGTTTTGCAGGCGCAGGTTGCGCACAGTGTCGAGAATGGCTAGAGTTGGCATGTCGATTTTCCTAGTCGATAAGTGACTGATGAAAGCCCCGCGGTGTTCCACCACCTTTGCGGGGTTTTTTATTGCCCGATTGCTCGCGGGCCGCTTTGTGTCATCTGGTTGGCGGCCATGACGGCGCGTTTCATGCGCAGCTTGGCGGCGCGTTCCTTCTTCTCTCTCTCGATATCCCCGATGGATCTGGTGGTCGGCGCCGGGTGCCACACCTTGGCGTCACAGCCGCCGCGAAACTCCCCCTGATACTCCAGTGCGATCACCGCCAACCGGACAGCCTCGCGCTGTGCATGGGGCAGGGCTGACAAGCTGGCGGTCATCAGCTCGCCCCTTGGCTGGCGGGCGATGGCACAGATGGCCGCCTTCTTGGCCTGGGTCATGGCCAGCCAGTCGGTATCCAGGCTGCTGCGGGTCTTGCCAAACAGCTCGCGCAGCAGCAGACAGCCGGCGGTGTTCATGGCCACTTGCTCCAGCGGAGTCAGGCCCGCGAGGTTGCGTTCGTCGTGGTTGATTTGTGTCTGTTGCATGGGTTTCCCCTCACATGGTCATGGTTTGCATCAGGATGTCTGATGCGCAGGCGACGGCCGGCACGGCTTGAAAGCGGGCCTCGACGTCGTGAATCAGCAGGGCCAGTGACCCCATGGCGGAGGTCGCCACGCTGATGATGGTGTTGCGTTCGGTGCGGGTGACCCGTCCCCGTTCGGCCAGCTCCACTGCACGCATGCCGATACTGGCAACGTCAGCGTTGAGGCGGATTGCCTGATGGGGAAGGGATGGCGCCCGGTCGGCGCTGGGGATGGCGACGGCCGTCAGGCCACATTCCATCAGCATGCCGTCGATCAGGGTTTCGTCCTTGTCGGTGGCGTGGTAGAGAGCGATGAGATCTGCCACGGTCAGGTGATGCGGTTGGTCGGGGTTGAGTTTGTTTCTCAACACCTGGGCATCAATGCCGGCCAACGGGGCAATCGCGCTGATCTCGTGATTGGATTTAAATCTGCTGCATGCAGATTCGAAGTGCGGGTGTTTGCAGTCGCCACTGATAAACATGGTTCTCGCTCCAATGAGTGCCATAGTAATCAGGAGGTTGCAGAGAGGTAGGCTGCTGCTGCGGCTTTGTGGTAGAGCGCGACCATGTTGATCAGGACGCGGTGCTTGGGGCCTGGTTTTGGCATGATCTGCAGCTCACCACTGGAGATCATTTTCTTGACGGTGCCAACAGGGATGCCGGTATCGGCGCTATAGCGCTCGATGGTTTTGACTGGTGTGTCGATCTTGAGTGCAATCTCTGACATGATAGATCCCCTTAAACGTTGCTCAATACGGCTCGATATAGCTCTAAAGCTTCAATTCAATCTTACAAAGCGAATTGTTGATCTAAAAAGTTGCATGGTCAAGCCGAAGGAGCATTAATCGCCCAATAAAGTTCTATAAGGTGCTTTATGACTACGGAGAAAGCTTTAAAGGTTGATTTTGATCAGTCATCCTTCTCAGAACGACTTAATAAGGTGATAGGCAACGAACCACTTCGCGCTTTTGCTCGACGAGCAGACATGAGCGATAGCGGCCTCAAGCGCTATTTGTATGAGGGAACCATTCCTCCTATTGATCGAGCTTTAAACTTGGCGCGAGCAGGAGGTGTCACCTTTGACTGGCTGGTGTTTGGTATCGGTGAGGCAAGTGGCAGCGCTCGAACGAATCTTCCTATTGCGCCAGCTTCTGATGTTCAAGGCTTTCATTTAACCGACCAGTTCACCACGATTCCCGCTTATCAGGTCGAAGCCAGTGCAGGGCATGGTTCACAGATCACGGATGAGCCGCTGGCCGAGCCCATGGCGTTCCGTACTGACTGGCTGCGCCGTGAAGGGTTCGACCCTGCCAAGATGGCTGTCATCCGGGCCAAGGGCGACAGCATGGAGCCGACCATCAATGACGGCGATGTGATCCTGGTGCGCCTGAAGAATGGGGAAGCCCCACGCGATGGCCTCTATGTGCTGCGCCTCGATGGCGGCCTGTTCGTCAAGCGCCTGCAGTTCGACCTGGGTGGTGTGCGCATCATCTCTGACAATCCCCTGTATAAATCCCGTGACCTGAGCAAGGCCGAACTGGCAGAACTGGATCTGGTTGGCCGTGTGGTTTGGGCCGGGAAGAAGTTTTAAGTTGAAGGTGGGCGGTGACAGTCAAAAAGATTGAGGGGCAAGCAAAGCCCTGGCGGGCAGACGTCCGTCCTGATGGGGTGAATGGACCCCGCCTGCGCAAGTCCTTTATGACCAAAGGGGAGGCGCTGGCATGGGAACGGCATCAGCTGACCAACAAGCCTTGGCTGAAAGAGATTGAACCCGAGCCGGAGCATGAACATAGCGGTCAGCGGTTGCTGGATCTGATTCATCTCTGGTTTGGGAGGCATGGGCAGACGTTGGCCGATGGTGAACGGCGGCGGGATAAATTGGTGTGGTTGTGCGGGGCGCTCGATAACCCGCTGGCCAGTGAGTTCACCTCTGAACACTTCTCGGCATACCGCGAGCGGCGTTTGGCCGGAGATCTCTATGTTCCAGGGCAGCGCCGGCAGGTAACACCGACCACCATCAACCGCGAGCAGCTCTATCTGCAGGCGGTGTTCAACGAGCTGGCCCGCCTTGGAGTGTGGAACGGCGGCAACCCGTTGGCCGATCTGCGCCAGTACAAGGTGCAGGAATCTGAGCTGGCCTATCTTTCCCAGGATGAGATCGAGCAGTTGCTGGACGTCTGCAAGGAGCAGCTGGATCTGTGGCTGATTGTGATGCTGTGCCTGTCTACGGGGGCACGCTGGTCTGAGATTGAGAAGGTCAGCCGCTCCCAGATCGGCATGGGCCGGATCACCTTCACCAAGACAAAGGGCAAGCGAAACCGGACGGTGCCAGTGGCGCCCTGGTTGTTGGCCATGCTGCCCAAGCGTACCGGCCGCCTGTTCAGCGATTGCTATGCCGAGTTCGAAAAAGCCATCAGGCGGGCACATATCAAACTACCAGCAGGGCAGAGCACCCACGTTCTGCGCCACACCTTCGCCAGCCACTTCATGATGAATGGTGGAAACATCCTGGTGCTACAGCGCATCCTCGGCCACACCGACATCAAGATGACAATGCGTTATGCCCACTTTGCCCCTGATCACCTGGAAGATGCGGTGCGGTTAAACCCCATCACGGCCCTGAAAGATGTCCATAAACAGTCCATTGAGCCGCTCTATATTGAGTGACAAAGCGTGATATTGAATTTTAACAGCCCATATAAATCAGTAACTTATTGATTTGTAAGGGCTGCCATCGGTTTCAAAATCCGCCGATGAATAATCGTGTCGGTTCGAGTCCGACCCCGGGCACCATTCTTTCCCCTGTTTGGTCAACAGGTTACAGCGCTAAGAGGCGCTCCTGCTCAAAGTTTCTGCGGTTGATAACTCTCATTCATGTGCAAATATGTGCAAGAGGTTTCAACCAATGGCAAGCATCCAAGTTCTCACTCGAAAAACCGGCAAGTCCTATCGCGTTCAGTTCATGCGTAACGGCAACCGTGTATCCAAAGTTTTTACCCGCAAAAAAGACGCAGAGCAGTTCCTGGCTCAGATCACTGTATCTGACGAGCTGGCAGATGCCTTAACCAACGTCACCCTCACCAGTACCACTATTCAACAAGCTATCCATGAGTACCTTGAACAGCACAAGGGGCGGGACAAGTCTGTACCCCAGCGTCTGAGCTGGTGGGCTGAACATCTCGGCGACAAGACGTTGAACAAGGTAAATCGTCAGCGGATCAAGAACGCCATCTTGATTCTGGAGGCGGAAGGCAAAGCTCCTGCGACTCTGAATCGCTACAAAGCAGCGTTGTCAGCGGTTTTTGCCTATATGTGCGATCGCTATGACCTCAAGGTGAACCCTTGCCTGGAAGTGAAACAGAAGCGGGAAGACAATGCCCGTACACGCTTCTTGTCTACAGATGAACTGGCTCGATTGATGAAGGCCACCAAGTCGAGCAAGTGGGAGCGACTTCATATGCTGGTTCATATGGCGTTGACCACTGGAGCGCGGAGGGGCGAGCTGATAGGCCTCAAATGGTCAGACATCAACTTCAACACGCGAACAGCTCACTTGGCGGTGACCAAGAATGGTAGTCAGAGGGTTCTGTCTCTGACAGCTGACTTGCTTACTGAGCTTTCCGGGTTTCGCGAGATTGGTGCCAGCTTTGTTTTCCCTTACCCCTCTGGCCTCAATCGACCGTTTACCGAGTTTGATTACCATTGGCAGGCAGCCAAGAAAGCAGCATTACTCTCTGATTTCCATTTTCATGACCTTCGACATAGCTGTGCCAGCTTGTTGGCGATGTGA